TTTCATCGGAACCATCGTTTAAAATGTAATAGGTAAAACCAACTTCCGATTTCTTGTATTCTTCGATTTCATTATTTGCAAGCGGCATTGTAAGCTGAACCACGTCTGAATTTGTGGTATCAATATCATCGGTTTTAAAAAAACGATCAGCAACCGGTGATTTAATAGGTTCACCAGTATCAAAGGTAACCGTTGCCACTTTTCCAACCGAAGGGCTTGCAATGGTAAAATCTGAACCGCCACTTAAAAAATGCGGATCAAAGTTGATCACGTTGTTTTCGTTTAAATCAACCTTAAACTCTACATTACGAAGCGGCATAATATATTCAACCGATAAATTGTTTCCTAGCGGTAATAATTCAGTTGGCGCCTTTTGTAAAATATCAATGCTTTGTTTTGATTGATAAACGCCCGACGAATTAAATACATAGTATTCGATCGTTTCGGTTCCGTAGGTAGTAAGCCTTGACGTTTGTGCCGTTTGAATGCCACTTGTAGCCGTAACGTTTTTATCGATAACGTTGGTGTTTGAAATAATAAACCATTTACCGTTCGATTGAAATACGCGCATATTTAGCGTTTTTAAAATCGATTCCAAAAGTTCCTTTGCCGTGCGGTAAGTTATTTCGGGATTCATAAGCGCAAATTCATTAACGCTTATATCGGTAAGAATTGTATCGTTTGACGTAAGAACCCCATCTTTTCGAATACGGTTATAAACCCATAGGTCAAGATCAAGATCGGTCAGCGCCAAGATTTTGTAAACGTACCAATGTAATTCATCAAAGTTTGACGAATCCACGGTATTTGATTTAGGCGCTAGAAAACCATCAAGGGTTCCAAGACGATCAGTAGCCTGCAATGATATTTGATAAGGCGTTGTTGTAATCGCTTCTTTGAATTGGTTAATATTTAAATAACCAATCCAGTACGTTTGATAAGCTGCACCATCGTAATACGAAACTTTTACTTGGTATTCGTCGTTGTCAAATTCCCAAAAGTTATCATAGGTAACGGTATCGGTAACGTATAAATTTAAGGTACAAGTTGATCCAATAATGTAATTGTAAAATTCACTTGAACCTTGATATTCGATTTGAACGGGTTCTTCAGTTCCAACCATAGGCAACACCGATCCGGTGTACCCATCTTTTAAGATTTCAACCTTTCTGCCGTTTCCCTTTACATCGGAAAACGTTAATCTATATTTTACCCCGTATGCCATTAAGTTGTGAAGTTACGTTGTTTTTGTGCGCGTTCTAAAGCAACAACTAAATCTTGACCGCGAAGTGTAAATGATCCGCCAACCTCAACCTTACCACCTCCAGTATCACCAATAAGTGATTTCAGTCGATCAAGCGGTGCAATAACTTCAGGGTTTGATCTAGCCCCTGCATATTCACCAACAAGTCCAAGTGTAGGCGATGAAACAATTCCACCGTTTGCAAAAGCACCAAAACCTGAAAGGTTGCCAAACATTGATTTAAAGTTTGTTTTGCTTCCACCGATTGCGCCGATACCTAAACCACCTAATATGGTCGATAAGATAAACGCGGCTGCGGCGGCGGCAAGTAATTGCTTTATCATTCCACCAATCATTTTACCAAACGTCTTAAAGAAGTTTTCACCGTTAAGCATCGCTTGAAAAGATTGTTGTAAACCGAATGATATTTGTTTGAACATCGCACCGGCATTCAATCCTAAATTGGCAAATGCATCAACCAGTTGCATTCCTTTGTCCTTGGTTCTTGTAAGTCCATCGTTTACCGCAGTAACTTGAATTTGCATCGGTTCAAATGCAGCAATACCCGCTTGACCTACAAAAGCCATTTCTTGCTTAACACCAACAAGCGCAGGTTTAATTCCGTTTTCAAGCGATGCATTAGCTTTTGCCATTGAAGTATCTAATTCTTCAAATGGTATTGATGATCTGCCGCCTTTAATTATTCCTTTATCTGCTTTAGCTTGAATTTCTGCACCTGCTAAACCTGACATTGCAAGGTGTGGCATCGCAAGATTTGAAGCGACAATTTTAAAACGTTCTAAAAGGGAAACATTAGGCGCTATTGATTTAGTAAGTTTATCAAATGCAATAATAACCGTGCCAACGGCAGCAACTATAATAGCTGCCGGTGAAGTAAAAGCCTTCATTAATTTTGACATTCCGGCTAAACCTTGTGCCGAAGTCATAAATGCAATCGCTTTGCCTAGTGTTCCAAATGCGGTTGCTAAACTACCAACAAGTGAAATAACCGTTGGCGCAATTAAAACTAACGCCCCAAATTGTACAATCGACTTTTTGGTGCCATCCTCAAGATCACTAAACCTTTCGAATACCCTTTTTATAAATGCAGCGAATTGTTTGAAATACGGAAGTAATTCTTTTAAGATCACCGCACCCGTTTCGGTAAAGGCAACCTTTACTTCATTCATCGACTTGGTTAATTGAAACGAAGCTGACTGCGAAGTTTTATCAAATGCATCGGCGGTAAACCCTGCGGTGTCCGCCATACTATCAAAAATCTTTCTTGTGGATTCAAAACCGGCACCGGTTAAATCCATTATTCCTTTAAGGGCGCGAACATTACCAAACACCCTTTCGAATGCTGCGGCATTTTGATCCGAAGCATCTTTTAAGGTCATAAAGACCGAAAGCAATCCTTTTTCTTTTATCTGTCGGCGTAAACCTTCACTTGATAGTCCAAGTTCCTGCATAGCTTTTTTAGCATCTTCTGAAGGCTTCATTATGCCCATCATAATACTATTAAGCTGCGTTGAAGCTTGTGCGGCATCGGTTCCAGTCCTAGACATCGCAGCAAATGCGGCACCTACTTCGTGGAACTGAACGCCCATATTTGAAGCTACCGGCAACACCGATCCCATTGCACCGGCAAGGGTTGAAGCTTCTAATTTACCTTCACGAACGGCGGCACCTAAAACATCGGTTGCGCCAGTTGCTGAAAGTACTTCCGATCCATAGGCGTTCATCGCCGACGTTGCAAGATCAGCAACCGTTTTTGCTTCACCCAATCCAATAGCTGCCGATTTAAGCGATGCCTCCAATACTTGCATTGCTTCTTCACCGCGCAGACCTGCCGAAGTAATAAAAAATAAAGAATCAGCCGCCGCAGTTGCAGATTGACCGGTATCGCTTGCCATTTTCTTGGCGCGTTCCCCCATCTTTTCAACTTCATCACCTGCAATACCAACCAACGACTGTATTTGTGTCATTGACTTATCAAAGTCCACGGCAAGCTTTACGGCTGCGCCACCTGCTATTGCTAAAGGAAGTTGTATTGATTTAAGTTGGGAACCGATTTGTTTGGCTTTAGTTCCGAAAGCCGTCAGTTTAGAACTTGCGGACTTCATTCCACGGCTAAATTCAGCCGTTATTGCCATCAACCGAACCCTTAAATTTTGATCCGCCATTGAATTACTTTTGGATCAAATTTACGAAATTTTTATCCCTTGCTTTTTAGCTTGTTTAGCTTGTCCACAAAGGCTTTGTATTCGGCTTCGGTCGATTGTGGTTTGCCACGTTCTAAATAAACATCTTGTGGTAAAGGGAAAAGTTTATCCGGCGCAATCATATTGGATTTTTTCTGCGCATTTACATTGACTAACATCGATGCAAGATATCTTGTTTGCTCCCAAGATATATTCATCTTGATCATATACGATTCGCCTAGTAGTTGGTTTTCCTTCCAAGTGTTACCCCAAAATTCATTCGGGTTAATCCCAACCTGCCCGATATAGTAATCAAGTAGTGTTTCCCAGTCAAGTTGGGAATTTACTTTCCCGCCTTTGTAGTGTTTTTTACATTTCGTTCAATTCCCATATTTAAGGAATTACCCAAAATGCGCGATTCGGTCATCGCTTCAATGATCTTTTCAAGTTCGTCAGCTTGTAAATCTTCAAGCCAAGCGCCAACCGTAAATTCGTTGTATTCCGGTTCGTTACCTTGTTCTTGATCATTAGCTAAAAGGGCGGCATAAATTAGGGCGCGAATATTTGATAACGAAATACCGCCCGCAAAAACATCGCCGATTTGCTCAAGGGAAATCCCTAAAGCATCGGTGAAGTTTGCCCAAAAGTTCATTGAAAAGTGCATTGTGCGGTTTTTACCGCCCAACTTTGTTGTGTAATAGCCACGTTTCCTTGTTGCCATAAAAAGTAAATATTAGGCGCCTAATCCCCTAATTAAGCGCCGTGTTTATTTATTAATTTGTTGAAGAAGTGATTGCTCCGGTAATAGTGATTTCACCACTAAACGAAACCGGTGATTCCATTTCAGCCGATACTTCGATTGAAGAAATAAATCCTTCACCTTCGTAAACTGTATCGCCAGTTTCGGCAGTTCCAAAAGACCAATCTACTTTGTTTCTTCCAGTTACATATCCGATGATTTCTTCAGCGTTAGCCGAATCGTCATAAGCAACAAGTCCTTCAAAAGAAATTGTTCGACCACGAACACCTGAAATGTATTCAGCATATCCGCTTGAATCTTTAGTTGTTGCTTCCGGTAGATCGTGTGAAAGCGACATTGAACACGAAGTTGTGTGTCCGATAGTTGCTAAAGTACCACCATCGCCGATCACCTTAACTAAAAGGTTTGTTCCGTTAAATACGCCAGTTGTAGCCATATTGAAAATTAAATTATTGTCGTTATCAAATTTTAATCAAATATACAAAGAAAAAAATTACACTAAATTCCAGTTCGCGTTCAACTGTTCCCATTGGGTAAATATCGTATCCCAAGTATCACCTTCGGTAATATCGGTGATCACGAACAAACCGGTAAGCTGCAATTCTACATTAAATGAAACAACGCCTTCAGCTTTTGCCGTTTCCGAAACATTGGTAACAAAACCATTACCCCTAAATATTAAACGTTCGTTTGTCGGTTGCTTAAAATAGAACTGCGCGTTTTGTCG